TTTACAAAAGCATTAATTAATTTGTTTGCAGGTGTATCGAGAAAGAAACCTGTAATGAAGAAATTATATCGCAACATAAAGGCGGTCGTCGGCAGTATATTGTATGAAATTGGTCAAAATTCAGTCAGCCCTGAAGAATTGGAAAAGAAAAAATGGCCCGCTGATTCAAGTGGGAAATTACTTTCTGAATGGAATAGAATAAGAGATGAAGAAGGTGCTACTCTACCTAATATCATGGGCTTAATTACACACCCTAAATTTGAAAGTATGGTTGAAAGAAAAGGCATTAAAAAGTTAGATGATTCACTAAGGATATTGAAGGCTACTATTAGAAAGAATAATTCAATTAAATTAGCCGCCTTTACTTCAGCCATGTTAGATGCAAAAGACTTATTATTGAAGGCTAAGGGAGAAAAAATATACAAAGGATATATGGACCCATACGATGCTGATGACGTTGAATATGTTACAGAATTAATAATGAAAGAAAATAGAGTAGATTTATACGCTAAAGATATTGAGTTAATTGTTGGGTATAATGGTTCATTTAATACTGTCGCAGAAAATATGGGCCTTAACGAAGATGTTATCTACAAGGTTAAGGGGCTGTTTAGATGAGTTGGGAAGAAGTATTAAAAAAATTTGGTGAAAAACAAACACCGAGAAAACCCTATGAAAGTAAAGAAGAATATCTCAAAAGATTAGGAAATCAACAAAAAGAATCTGATGAATTTAAAGAAGTAGAAGAAGAAGTAGTAGTATCTGAACCTATTAAAGAAATTTTACAGAAACCTGAAGAACAAGAAGGTCCAGCAGAAAAATTTAAATTAAGAATTACAGGACAAAATAGAAGTAGTCGTTTTCAGGGTGTATGGCTTGAAATTGCTGGCTACCCTGAAGGACATTTATTCAACTCAAGGAGAGAGGCATATAACGCTTTAAAAAGAGAAGCGGCTATTGGTAACCCAATGCCGTGGACTGTTGAAGGTAATTTATATGCCGGTCAAATGAATGTTTATGATGGGGTATTCCTAATGATAACTGCCCCTTCATACTATTATATTATTATTGAAGAAAATGAAGAATTACCTGATGCGGCAAGTTTTCATGCAAGAATAGATTGGACAAGTAGAGAAGCAGTATTAGATAGAATGGCAGGTTATGAGGCTGACCCCGAAGAACAAACATATGGCACAAGAAATTATCTCGGTGAAAGAGGGCATGAGGACTTGGTGGAATAATGGATAATCTACTATTAGAGATGGACTTGAAAGCGTCCGAAGGAAATTTTGAATATTTCTTCACTAAAGTTTTAGGCTATCAATTAACAGATTTCCACGCTGAATGGTTAGAAGAAGTTCGCAATACAAACAGCACAGTTATTATCTGTTCTCGTGACCACGGAAAATCTGTTTTCTTTCACGCATGGTGCGTATTCCAATTAGTATTCCAACCTTCAGGTTATGAGATTGTATACATTTCTTCTAACCATAAACAGACTATGGTTCACATGAAAGATATTGAAAGAATCTTCATTAACACACCATGTTTGAAAAAATTCAAACCGAGAGAAGGATGGGCCGTTGGTAACATGACATTAACAAATGGTAACAATATCAAAGAACGTTCAGTCGGTTCTCAAATTCGAGGTTTGCACCCAAATGAAATTATCATTGACGACCCTTTGAAAGAGTTTAGTATGAATGCTATTAAGCGAGTAAGTGATTGGTTTTGGGGTGATATGATGCCTACCCTGCACCACACAGCAAAACTTAGAATGGTTGGCACACCGTTTACCTATACAGATATATTCGCTGAATTAGATGAGAACCCTGAATATCAGGTTCTACGTTATCCAGCAATTAATCAAGCGGGTGATGCATTATGGCCTGAACGTTGGAATGCTGAAAAGTTAGAACAACGTAAGCGTGAAATTGGTTCTATGAAGTTTACACGAGAATATCTTTGTATACCTATTAGCACAGATACAATGTTATTCGACCCTGAACATATTAAAGCCTGTCAAGATAAACACGCTATGTTGCGTAGTAGTAAAAGGGATGGTTACAGGTATTACATTGGTTATGACCCTGCTATATCAGCAGATGGTGATTACACAGTAATGATGGTTCTTGAAGTAGATGATGATATGAATAAACAGGTCGTTACAATGTTTAGAGCCAAAGGTTTAGACTTTAGAGAACACATTCAACATATCATGGACTTATGCCGTAGGTTCCAACCTGAAATTGTAATGATTGAAACTAATACATTCGCAAAGGCTTTTGCTATGGAATTAAAAAGTATTTCAGACTTCCCCGTAAGGGAATTTACAATGAGTAGAAAGAAAAAGGAAGAAATCATTGTCAATTTGCAGATGAATATAGAAAACCACAAAATTATTTTCCCTATGCGTAATGCAGAATCAAAGAATGTGACCAAAAGTATTATACAGGAGATGAGTGCATTCGGTATCAACGTGAATGGTAAGATTGAGGGCGTAGGCGCTCACGACGATATTGTAATAGCACTTGCATTAGCAAATTACGCCACAAAGACTTTTAATGACGCTTTTATTGACATAGATGACGAGGGGTTCTTTAACGATAGTCAGCCGAACACGATGCCGCACTTAGGAGGGGGAATATATGGTATTAATTAAGAGTAGTATTGATGCAGATGGTCTTAGAGAAGATTTAGAAGAACTTGAAGATGTTCATGCAAATCAAGTAGCACCTGTTGAAGAAAAAATTAGAGAGAAGGTAGCACAAAAAGCAGAATTATCAGGTAGTGAAGAACCAATTGATTTACTGTTAAATCCTCCTGCTGATAATGAACTAAATCCATTAGATTCTTATGCTTCAGCAGTTGCCGAACAACCTTTTACAAAATGGCTTGCTACACAATATGATGATGAATTAGATATTATGAAAAAGATTGCTACAATGAAAGGTATTAATTTAACTCAAGCCCAAACATATATTCCATCGTTCCCAACACCTCCAATTGTAGGTGATAAATTTATTCCTGATTTGGTTAAGGAAATGAGAACACTAAGGCGTGGACTAAAAGGTGAACATAGAAATAAAATTACCAAAGCAATAGACCACCTTATTACTGCATACGAAGAATATATCAATAAATGCACAGATTCTATTTATTGGGTTAGACCATATCAAGATATAATAAAATCATTGGCACTAACTGAAGACAAACTACAAAAACTATACAATATTAAGGATGCCGAAAATAGAAGTGAATTTGTAGAACTTCTTTGTAAAATGTGGGAGAATACATTAGAACAAAAAGAACTATCTTATGGTGCTGACTTTGCCAATGTAACTAAATCAATCAAAGATAGTCGCCGTGAGTTTAATAAGAAATTAAAAGATATTTCTCACCAATCTATTAGAAAATCTAAGAAAGAAAAGATTAAAGAAAATGTTAATACTATCATATGTAATAATCCGGGAATTACTTCAAATGGAATACACAATAGATTACCTACATCACAACACAAAATTACAAGTCCTCAATCTATATCAAAAATGGTTAAAAAACTAAATGCTACAAAAGTAGACGATGGTTATTACCTATTACCCAATATTATCAAAAAAGATTTATATTCATATGTAGCGGGATTTATTGATTCAGATGGTTACATTACTATGGATTCCAAAACTTCTCCAAGAGTGGGATTAATTGCTACGGGAGATAGAGGACGAGGATTTTTTAAAGAATTAGAAAAAGAATTAAAGTGTGGTAGATTACACCTTGACCAAAAGGTAGGAGATAATAGCCGTAGTCAACACCGCTTAAATTTTTACAGTCAAAACGATATTGGGGTAATCTTAGAAAAGTGTTTGCCCCATTTTAGAATGAAGAAATCACAAGCAGAATTAGTATTAGAAGCAATCAGAATTAAGCAAGGTTTTAAAAAACAAGATTGGGCTAAACCAAGATTACAAGAAATCTTCAAATTAATTAAATACGAAAATTGGAAAGATGCAAGAAATCAAACTGAATTTGAAAAATATGATATTGACCCTGAAGTAGTAGTTAAATATCACGATAATAGTAAAATGAGTCTAATGGACAAAATAGAAAGTGGGGTGGAATGATGGGACTAAGAGATTATATTGGGAAGTTTGTTAGGCGTAAAACACCTACACCTAAAGATAAAGATGTGTATAATTTAGGTATTCAAGAAAGGAAACACGCACAACACGCTGTTGGGCCATACCTATACGAAGTGGCTAATCAATCAGTTATTGTTAGAACGTGTATTGGTAAACTTAAGACTGAGATTTTCCGTAGAGGTTATGAATGGGAAAAGGCATTCTATCATAAGTGTCAAGATTGTGGAACTACTATGAAAGAACATACAGAACAATGTGTTAAGTGTGGTAGCACAAATATGGTTAAACCAAACTACGACCAAAAGCATTATGCTGAAAAGTTTTTTGAGGGTTATGTCAATAAATCCGAACAATTATTTATTGATGTATTAAAGGAATTAGAATCAGATTTGAATATTGCAGATGACGCCTACCTAATTTTAGTCAAAGAATATTATTTAGATAATCAGGGTAATGTGGCTATGCATCGAATTAAAGAAATATATCGGGGCGACCCACTAACAATGTATATTGAAGTAGATGAAGATGGTGATAGGAATTGTTCAAATTATACCTGTTTAACTCATAGGGAATTTATTACTCAGGATAAACATGAAAAGTGTCCTGAATGCGGTTCTAAAACTCATCCGATTACATTTGTTAATAGAGTTCATGGGGAAGACCAATACTTTGTGCAAGGTGAAGTAATACACATTAGCAAGTATAACCCAAGTCGCCTATACGGTCGCCCACCAATTATTACTTTATGGAACCACATTACTACCCTTATTGCTATGGAAAACTATGTTAATACTTCATACACTAAGGCACGAACACCAAGAGGTATTCTCGCGGTTCAAACGAATAACATGGAATCATTAGTGCGCTATTGGAAAGGTGTAAAAGAAAAGTTAGAGAAAGACCCACACTACATCCCTATCATGGGAATTGAAACTGAAGGCA